CAGGGAAAGGATTGCGAAGGTTTTGCCTGCCGATGAGCCGCCCTGTACAATTCGGACTCGCTTCCGCAGCCTACTAATCTTGACTGTCGTTGTAGTCGGAATCAACTTCTAACTTTACGCCCTTCCATATCGGTTGAGGGGTTATGGATGCAGCGACCTCTTGCTTCGGCTGACCGTACACCCTTGAAAGCAAGGTTTCCAGCGAGTAAAGCGTTCCTTTCTCCAGCGACTTCTTCATCGCCCCTGCCACGGTTTTCTCAAGGATGGTGGCCTTGGGTTCTTTGTAAACCTCGGCAAGTTCCTCCAGCGTCATGGACATCATGGCCTGAAGTGTGTCGTTGATTTCCGAGCGGGTATATCCTTGCGATGCAAGGAGGCTGACGAACTTGCGAGGACGACCTTTGGGGTTGCCTGATTGTCCTTTTATCCATGGTTTTGGATTGTCTTCTGGTCGTATTGGCATGACTGTTATACGACTGATTTAAACCACTGCAAATAAATTTGATGTGCTACCTGTGCAGTCATTACAGGCGGAACACTCATCCCAATTAAATATTGTGGTTCAATATTTTGAAATTTATAATCTAAGGGATAACTACCAGCAAGTTTTAATTCTGTATTATTTAAATATTCATTTTTACAATAATGAAATAAATTACTTCCACTTGCTATTGTATTTATAACATCATTACGATTGATTCTAATTGATGTAAAAAAATTACCTTTAGGGTGAACAGTTGCTAAACTTTTACCTTCTTTTGTAATTTGCAAATATTTTAAAATTTCACCTGTTGCTTTTTTTCTTAATTCAAGATTATTTTCAATATTTTTAAAAGGTATAATATTTTCATCAAAACTTAACTGCAATGGTTTGTAATTCAAATCATTCCTTTGACAAATAAAAAACACTCGTTCTCGTTTTTGCGGTACTCCCATTGAAGCAGCATTCAATAAAAATAATTGAACTTTGTATCCTGCATTTTCAAACTCGGTCTTAATCCGCTTAACGTATGCTTTTGCGTTTCCTTGCAGCATTCCTTTAACGTTTTCAGCAATTACAACTTTTGGTTGTAACTTCTTTGCCAGTTTAATGTAGTCAAAAAATAAATCATCAAGGCGTTGTTTTGCCTGACCTTCACGGAATATTTTTTCTTTTCCCCAATCCTTTTCTCTATTTCCTGCCATGCTAAATGAAGAACACGGTGGCGAACCGTCTAATATATCAAGATTGTAAAGTTCATCAGGAAAACTTGAACGGTTAGCAAAATCTCTTATGTCTTCAACAAATAAATGCCTTGGATTATGATTTGCTTTGTAAACATCTGCAACTTGTGGGTCTATTTCAACCCCTCCTAAATGTTCAAAGCCAGCAAGTTTATATCCCATTGTAGAACCTCCTCCACATATAAAAGTTCCAAAAACTTTTAATCCATGTTTTTTAATACCATTAACTGGATAACCATCACTTAAATTCCATTTATAAGGAAACAAACAGCTCATAATCCTAATAATTTAAAAACGGCCTGTTCAGGTGTTGATGCTATTTTTAGTAATGCTTCTTTGACTCTCCAATATTCTTCTTCAGAATAATTTAATTTTAGAACCATTGTTCCTTCTAAGTCATCAACATCTATTTCTTTATTTTTATCGGCATAATCTGCATTAATATCAAAAGATGGAATAACAAGCCCCCAATCCTCCAACTGCTCGACATCCCATTGGTTTGCCAGCATCTCCCAATCCCACTCTCCAAAGCCTACGTTGTCCTTAATGATGAATTGCCGTTGCTTGTCCTCATCCCAATCTACGACCTCAACAGGCACTTCCTTCCATCCTGCTTCCTTCATAGCTTTAAGGCGCATATTGCCGCCAAGCACAACCATGTCCTGATTGACGACAACGGGGCGAACCTTGGCCATTTCGGGCAGGTCTTTTAAAGATTGCACTAACTTAAAGAACTTGTCATCTTTAATGGTGCGGGGGTTGTTTGGGTTAGATTTTATTTTGCCTATCGGTAGGGTCTGCATCAGTATTCAATTTTGTCAATTAGTTGGTCAATCTTGTCCACAATTTTCATCTTTACAGCGTAGGCATTGGGTGCGTTGGATTCATCCACCGCAGTAATGCAGTCGCACAGGGTCGAAATGACCATCATCAAGGATTCCGTCCTTGCTTGGATTTGCTCCTCTTGATTTGATTTTTTAGTCGAGTTCGCCAAGTTCTCGTAGTTTGTTCCTGCTCCAGCCAAGGGCTGCCTTGCCACCCCAAAGCAGGTAGCTGATGTAGCCGCAGTCGCTGGTAGAGTCAGCGTTATCGTAGTAGGTTTCTGCACGGCTGAGGTAGGAGTGCATACGCTTGATTGTTTCCAGCGAAATCCCCTCACCGCTTGCAAGCTGCTGCGCCCTGACCTTGCCTGTTTGTGTAGCGCATTTGTTGCCATTACGCTCGTTGAGTTCAATGCCACGCTTGGCGTTGTTGCGTACCCCTTCGCCATAGTCGGCATAAGATTCAAACGCTTGACGCTTGTGGTTAGCATACAGGTTGCTGCAAACTGCCAGCCGTTGCTGGGCATCGGGGAACTCTGCCATGGTATTTGCGTTGGACATACAACGGCCAAGGAATTGGTCGCTGGTTTCATTGCTTTGAGGTGTTGGTAAGGGCATGGGTGACGGTGTGTTGATTGGCTTCGGCAAAGGTGTCTGCCTCTTGGTAAATGTATTGAAGGGCAGATTTTACGCAATCGGCACACCACCAATTCGTGTTGGGTCTGCCATGGGCAACAAGGATGGTTTGCAGGTCATGGACGGCTTCGGGCGACAGCCGCATATACAGGTGAGCTTGGTATTGCTCCCAGTAGTGCCGGTGCTTTTGGGCAAGAAGGAACTGGTCTTGAGTCATCGGTTCGTCAGTTGCAGGATGACAACGGTAAGCCCTGCCGAGGCAAGGCCGTACAGGATAGCAGCAAAAATCACCACGGCATTGAAATTAAAAACCGTAATTCCAAACATAAAGCCAAGCCAAAACGATAGGCAGGTAACGCAGCTGAACGGCTTGTGCCTGCCAAGCCATGTCTTGTACCACCAACCGGGCAGGACGTGGTATTCGGCAATGGCGAGGGCGGCAAGGCTACTGACGAGGAGCGGTAGTATCATTTCCATGGTTTAAAAGGATTGCGGCCTTGATTTTGGCCTTGGCTTGTTCGATAGAATAGATTACCGAGCGGTACGGGATGCCCGTTTCTCGGCTTAATTTCTTCATGTTGCCTGTGGCCATGTGAAGTTTCAGCAGTTCCTTGTCATAGGGAAACGCCCCCTCCTTGGCCCAAGAATCCATCTCGGCCTCGGCTATCGCCCACATATCGTCCATGAGCGAGTTGTATTCTTCATGTGTCATATCGGCGTTGGGGTCGATTTCTTCATTAGTGTCGTGGTGGCGGTATTTTTGTGCAAACTGGTTGTTTTTGCCTCGGTAGAGGTTCAGCAGCAAACGGACAACGTAGAACTTGAAGTAACCTTGGGAGTGGATTTGCAGGATTTTGTCGGGGTCTTTCTCCAGCAAAATTAGTACGCATTCCTGTTCCAAATCCCGCCAAAGCGGGTCGCCGCCTGTGATGGTGACGCAGGCTTTGCGGATTTCGCCGCTGCGGTAAAGGTCAAGGATAATCTGCTCCGCTGATGCCATGCGCAAAGATATTGCAAAAAAAAGGGCCAGCTTTACGCTGACCCTTAACCGAATCTCACGGTCAAGCCTCTTATCGGGGTGCTGACCGACGACATAAGTCGCACTTAATCACAAATATAACCATCATAAAGATGTCGCAAGTAATCCTGTGCATTGTGCAAAACTTTTTTTCTTATCAATTTTAATTCGGAATTTGCCCGCAAATCGCTGAAATAGGTGACGTTGTTCTTGATTAAAGTAGAATGCCTGCGCTTTAGAATGCTGCCTATTTCGCTGTAGGTAAACAAAAATTCGGAGTAGGCGATGTCGGCTACCATATTGCGTGCAAGGACGTTTTTTCTCTTGCGGTTCACCGAAACAATAGCACTGGGCGTGGTATTGAAGATTTGGGCCACTTCTTGAATCATGTGGTAGATTACGCTTGTGGTCATGGCTTCGGGGGTTGAGGATACATCCAATGGCTGACTTCATGCACCCACCATACATCGTTGTGGATGTTGGTGAATGTCGGCGTAGGGTTATCTCTAAGCCAAGCCACGGCGTAGTTGCCATCGTGCAGGGCAATGAAGACCTCCTCCATCTTGTCGGGCATTGTTTCAGGGGTTAGGCGTGTCCATTCCATGGCTTAGGCTTTTTTAGCGTTAAGGACGTGGCCAAGCAGCACCCAGTTCACCCGCCATGGGCTGATGGTTTCGGCATGGTCGGGGGTAAGGCAGGTCGCACAAGCCTTGCGGATGTGCAGTTGCCAGCGGCGGAAATCGATGGGGGTTGGTTTCATAGGTTTGGGTTTAGTGGTTAATTATTAATTTTTGAGAGCCATTGGATATAAACCCGCCTTGCAATTTGTGCTATCATTACTGGGGGAACACTCATTCCAATCAAGTATTGAGGTTTATTTTTTAAAAAGTTGTAATCTTTTGGATAAGAACCACACTCACAAAGCTCGTCAAAATTCCTGTGTCTTGGTTGGTCAAATAAAACGCATAAATCACTTCCAGTAATCGTATTAATACTGTCATCGTCCTTGTAAATAAACTTATAATTAAAATGCATATTTAGTTTGCCAAATTGTCTTAAATTAATATCCTCAAAACCTATATCGCCGTTTTTTCTTGCTTCCCAAATTTTTTGCATATTTTCGGTAAGAGGTCTATCGGTGTAGTTTTTGTAAATTTTATCAAACGTAATTTTTTTTTCATCAAAATATAAATCCAATTTAGGAGCAACTGTGAACATATCTGCTTGAGATAAAAAAATGTCAGCTAAGTCATCCCTTAAAGCAATAAAAAAAACTCTTTCTCTTTTTTGAGGAACACCCATTTTTGAACTATCTAAAAGCCAGTGTTGAACATAATAACCAGCACCTTGAAACTGTTCGTATATTTTTCTAACATAAGCCTTTGCATTACCCAAAAGAAGCCCTTTAACATTTTCGGCTATAACGACTTTTGGTTGCAGTTTTTTTGCTAAATCAATAAAATCAAAAAACAAAGTGTCAAGGACTTGTTTTGCTTGACCTTCTTTAAAAACTTTTTTCTTACCCCAATCTTTTTCTCTATTACCACTTATTGAAAAGCTACTACAAGGTGGAGAGCCGTCCAATATGTCTAACTGGTATAGTTCATCAGGAAGGTCGTCACGAAGTTTGAATGTTTGGATTGGTTCTAAATAAGTATACTTAGGATTGTGATTAGTCTTGTACGCTTCAATCATTTTAGGGTCAATCTCGTTACATCCTAAAACATCAAAACCAGCCAACTTATATCCCATTGTTGAACCACCTCCACAAGCAAAACAACTAAAAACCTTGCCTTTATCTTTTGTAAAAACTGCGTCTTTTAACGTCCAATTATATGGGAATTGATGTTCCATGTGGTTTAAGTTTAGTTTGGTAAAGTTATGCACAAGTTAGGAACATTCGTTTAATAATTGCTGGAAGTCCTCAACGCTTCGGATGACCTCGTAGCGATACCCGGCCTCTTCGACCAAGCCTTGCCACCACTTTTGGGATAGGGATTGCTTGCCCTTGGGTGCCTTGAACTCAAGGAATATTGCGCCTTTGGGGGATAGGTAGGTCATATCGGCAACGCCAGCGGTTAGGCCGATGCCCTTGAGGAAGTAACCGTTAGCACGGCTTCGGGGGTTGTTGAGGTTCAGGAATAGCAGACCCTCCTCCTTGGGTCGCAGCATAGCGAATAGCTTGACGCAGGCGGCTTGCAAATTATATTCTTCCATCATGTAATGCTTGGATATTCGTTTGCTTTGGTGAATGGCAGTAGGCACTGGATGCCTGCAGTGCCAAGCATTCCGTTGCGGTTCTTACGGACGATGACTTCCATCAGGTCTTGCTCCTTGGTTTTGTCATGCTCATAGGGTCGGTACACAAAAGCGATTTTGTCAGCATCGAATTCAAGTTGACCTGTTTCCCGAAGGTCTGACATAATAGGGCGATGGTCTGCTCTGCCTTCGGTTGCACGAGATAGCGATGACACCACCACCCCGAACACCTTCTGCCTTTTGCAAATGCTTTTCAAGGTTTTGCTGATGTTAGTCATTTGCTCAATTTTGGCCTTGGGCTTGTCCATCTTAAAAGGTTCAATGAGTTGAAGGTAATCAAGAAAGAATCCGCAAACGCCGTACTTGGTTTTCAGTTTGGCTATTTCGCCTTCAATCCGGTCAAGGTTGGCTTGGTGCAGGTCAACGATGTACAACGGCTTGGATTTAAGCAAATCAGCTTTTTGCCCCAAGGTAAGGAATTGGTCGGAGGTTATTCGCTCGATTGGGTTCAGGAAGTGCGAGCCATCCATCTCAGCAAGGTTGGAAAGCATCCGTTGGATTAACTGGTCGGCACTCATTTCCATTGTAAAGAACACCACAGGAATACCAGCCATGGCTTGGTTCATGGCGATTTGCAAAGCAAGCAAGGTCTTGCCCATCGCAGGACGACCACCAAGCAGGATGAACTCGGATGGCTTAAATCCTGTAAGAAGTCGGTCAATCGGGAAAATATAGGTAGGGTAAACCGAATCCTTGCGTCTGCCTTCCCTGACTTCGTTCATGTTTATCAGGTACTCCTTGGCAAGTTCATGGGCGGTGGTTTCGCTGGCGTTGGTTTCCACGGCTTGCATGGCTTGGTATCGGGCAAATGCTCTTGGAATATCCCGGTCAACGGCAAGGTCTGCCATGATTTGCTGCTCCTCCCTTTGCTTCCATGCTTGGTTTAAGTCGGCGGCGTAGGTCTTCCAATCGGAGGTGATGGTAATGCCATCCGCAATAGCACCAAGGTCAAGGGTGACAAAGGTTTGACCGTTCTCCACAAAGTACTGGTGCAGGGTCACCAAGTCCACGGGCCGCTCTGCTCGGTGCAAAGCTTCAATGCCTCGGTAAATAAAGACGTTGTTTCCTGTGAACAGGCGTTCGGGGATTTGCATCAGAAACGATGCTCGGTCGATAAACGAGTCCAGCAGGCAAGACAAGAGCCTGCGTTCAGCGGAAATAAGGTAGGTCTTCATCTTCGGATTCAGTTAGTGGTCTTGCAAAGGTATTGGTTCGGACGATGGTCTGGTCTTCCCATCGGGCTTGATTGAGGTAGGTTGCGGCATGGGGTACGAACTGCACCTCGGTATTGGCGTAAAGCCTTGCGATGTTGGCGATGGCCTTCTGCTGGTTCTCATCGGATAGCTTGGCGAAGGCTTTGGATGCTAATTGCTTGGATGTCTTGCGGGGATATGCATCCCAAAATTGAGCAAAAGCCACACTCGAATCCCTCTTTGGCATTTTGATTCTTCCTTCTTCCTTTTCATTTTCATTCCCATTATCATTCCCATTATCATTATACATTAGGTTATGGGGTGGTTCGGGGGTGGTTAGGTCTTGGTTAGCTTGTGGTTCGGGGGTGGTTACGCTTTGGTTAGGCTTTGGTTTGCCACCCTTGCATCCGTTCTCGTATTTGCGCTGATTAGCATCCAGTTGCGGTTTTATGGATTCCCACACCGCACGGACGTATCTGCTCATTTCAGGTTCACGTTGGTCAAGACCGTACTCTACTATTGCAAGGAATAGTTCAAGTTGCTCGCTCGTGTCAAGGTGTTGGATGCTCTTGAGAAAGGAGCGGTAAAAGATAAATGAATCACGCATAGGGTTTAAATAAAAGACCCCCAACTGAAGCGGTCAGTCAGGGGTCGGGGTCAATGGTAGACCTTTTCCAAAGATAACGTAAGCCGCTTACTTACGTCATCCACGTCACAAATATACATCAAAACGGCAGGTCATCGCCATCTTTTTCTTGAGCTTGTGCAGATTCTTGCCGCTCTTGAATCGGCTCAACCTTGCCTGACAGGAACTTTCTGCCTCCGTTAGCGGATTCTCGTATCCATGCGGAGAGCCGCATCTTGGTGCCATCGGGCAGAATGATGTCGCCCTTGTAGTCAGGACGCTTGGGGTTGTCGCCCTTGTCGTTAGCGAACAGGGAAAAGGTGTTGGGTTGGGGGGTGTAACTCATGGGGTTGGGGTTTGGGTTTAAGTAATTAAAAAAATCTTTAATAGGTACTAAATATCCGTTAGAGGTGTAATCATCACCTCCTGATACTATTCGATAGGATTCCATAAATGTAGCAATCCATGAAGTTGGCGCAATTAATAGTATTGGGTCAATTTTAAAAATATACCAGTCCGACTTTGTTGTAAGTATTCCGCTTTTTTTACCACGACTTTCAAACTCAATAAATACGTTTCCTGTTTCTACAGTTTGATAATCATGCTTTATTTCAATGGCATCCGATTGACCTACAAGAGATTTCCCAAATTCGTGTAAAAAATCAGTAACAGCTTGCTCATGTTCAATCTCCTTATTTAACGCTATATCAAAGCGGTTGTCTTTACCTTTTTCCATTAACTATTCGTTAGGGTCTTTAATTGGGATAAGGTGCTGTAAATCGTTGTTTTTCTTCGGGTCGAACCAATAATGGCAGCGGTGCGAGTACAGGTTGCCCGTGGCTCGTAGGTCGTTTAGGATGCGATAAACCACACGGATTTGCACGTTGAGTTCTTTGGCTAATTCGGTGGCCTTGTATGGCTTATCCATCAGCAGCAGGGTGGCGTTTAATCCAGCCACCCTGCCGATAAGTTGCACGCCTCGTTCTTTTTTTAGGTGCGATGGCTTGGTCATTACTTAAAGGTTACTGCGATGGACGGCTTGCTTCCCTTGGCTGGGCATACCGGAACGACCTCGCCTGTTGCCTCATCGATGACGGTCATCTTGCCTGCGTTGCGAAAGGCTGCCTTTAGCAGTTCCTCTCGCCCCTTCATCATGGAGTTGAGGGATGCCCATTCCTTGTCAACGGAATAGTCAGGGGTAAGCGCACCCTCCTTTAGCTGGATGTCAGCACCGAAGGCGGAAAAGGTTCTGCCGTTGAGTTCGGCCTCATCCCACACGACTTGCTCGGTGGAGCGTAGCACTTGCTCAAGTGCTTTGATGATGGCCTTGAGCCTAACGTGAGCGGCGACTGGGTTGACCTCTCCTTCTTCGATGCGAAGAATAAGGCCAGTAGCGATTGCGGAGATGTCAGATTTGCTAATGTCCGCTTTGGGTATTGTAATAAGTTCTTCGTTCATGGCATTTTGGTGTTTTCTTGTGATTCAAAAAGAAGGTGAAAGGTAAAGACTTTTCTATCCCATATATCACGCATGGGCATAGCGAAGGAGAGGATTTCGTTGCCGCTCATCTGCCACCAGTACTCGTGTTTTTGGAGTAGATTAATAAGGGCTTGCCCCACATCGGGATGCTCGGCCTTAATGTCGAGTATTGCCTTAAACACGTCGGCATTGCATTTTTCGAGTAGTGTCATGGCTTCTTGTATTTAGCGATTTGGTCTTGCAGGAACTTGATGCCTTTCTCATAGCGTGCCGGGGTCATGCCCTTGTGGTCTTGGTATTTAAAGCGCTGGTCTTCGGGCAGTTGCTCAACCAAGCGAATAAAGTCAGCCTTTAGCGTAGCCATGTCAAGGTCGTTGTAGGTTGAAACCAAGCCGAGGCGGTCGGTCAGGTCATCCATATTTGCCTGCTGGGCAATGGCCATGGACACCTCGTTGGCTGATGCAATGCTTGTTTCAATGCCGATACCCAATGCCGCAAGACAGCGACCGAAGGCAGAGGTTTCGCAGTTCTCAACGTAGGACGTTTTGTTTATCATGCTACTGGTACGGTCTTCGTGTGCGTGGCCTGTTGCCCGGATGCGGCCTTCTGCGTCACGGATGACGGCACGGATGCAGCAGCGGTCAGGTTGCAGGTCAACGAGTTCGGATTCGATAGACCAATCGGCGTAGGCTTTCTCGTTGCGAAAGTAGAGGAGGCGTTGGTTGACCTCGACGTACTCCTTGCCTTTGATGTTGGTTGTCTTAAACTTGTGCATGGTTTTTGGTTTAGAGGGTTTTGAGATAGGTGATGATAAAGCGGACAAAAATCCAGTAGAAGCCGCCAGCGATGGCGAGCAGGGTGACGAAGTGCATGATTGCGTCAAGGATGCGTTCAATCTTGTTCATGGTTAATTGGGTTTAGTGGGTGGAACAAAATGTGCGTTGGCGAGCCGCACCCCTCGGTTGGTTAAATACCGTAATAGGGGGAATGTGGGCAGCAAGAACAAATGCCCCTGCGGCAGTCAAGTTTCTCCTCTTGCCTTTTCTCCCACTCAAAAACAGCCCATTCTTGGGCTTCGCCTTTTCTTGAATAGCCATTCCAACTTTTTGAAATGGTTGGCATCTTTTCTTCAGCACTTGGAAGATTGAACCAATTTTGGGCTAAAAGCCATTCCTGATAGGATTTTGGCGTGCTACTGAATTGCTGGCCTTTGTATTTGCCGAAGCGGAGGGTGAAGTTTTGCATGATTATTGGGTTTAGTGTCCTGCAAAATTAATACCGCTATTTCCTATTTGCGACCTCTTGCGTCAAATTTTTTTTTATTTTTTTTTTTAGGCAATGGTAAAATCCCCCTTTTTATACATTTAAATAAGTAATTTTGAGGCATGACCTACTACTCCACCCGACCTGCAGAAGCCCTGACCAACGCCCTTGAGCGGCTGATGATAGCCATAACCAATCAAGAATTGGAGCAAAGCCACGTCACCCTATGCGAGTACCGCCGGGCTTGCGACCTGCTGGGGTATGACCCTAAAAAAGCACAATTTGCGCAGGTGCAAGCGGTTAATGGGTCAGGTTTTGCCACTGAGCAAGAATACACCGTTGACTATTATCCAATGCTAAACCCCGAAGAATGAGAACCATCACCCACCTCGTTGTGCATTGCACGGCCACCCCCCACAAAACCACGATTGCCAGCATCAAGCGGTACTGGAAGCAAGCCCTTGGATGGAAGTCAGTCGGGTACCATAAGATAATCGAGGCGAACGGAAACATCGTACACCTGG